ACGGCAGCCTGACCGGAGGCGGATTTGAGCGTCACCGTGTTGGCGTCCGTGCGCGATAGCGGCGAGTCCCCAAACCCTGCACCCGCAGGCTGCATGTAGGGGATGTTTCCATCAGTCACGTCGGTCAAATCTACCGTAACAAACGACGGACTATCTCCAACATACGTCACCTCTAGCCATACAGCCGCACCAGAAGTGTTATCAATCAACACATAATACTTGTCATGTGTAGTATCACACCACACTGTACTTACATTATAACTAGAATCCGTGACAGCAGGCGCGGCAGTTTTCAAGACATAATCAACCTTCTTCTCACCCCAAGGTCCATCTTGAAAGCCAAACCCTACACACGGAATCAAGAATAGCCAAAGTAATAGACTAAAAATTAACTTCTTCATAATAATCTCCAATCTAACTCATAGCTATATCTGCGGTGACTGATATAGCATCAGTGGTTGAAGTTTCGGTTACTCGTATCTGCAACCACCTACCCAAGATTGGCCCAAAGCTGAATATGTCTTTTCCGTTAGTCCCGGGACCGGAGGTTTTAGTAAATCCTGCTGTTATATCAAGTGACCCACTTGGAACCAGGAAATTAGTTCCATCATTCGATAGCAAAAATACAATAGTTGCAGTACCGTCTCCAGTGAGAGCAACTTGGAGAGAAAAATGTCCAGTAGTGGACAACCCACCAAGATCAATAGCGTCACTGGTAGCTGATCCACTAGCAACTATAGCCTCAGCGGAGAAGAGTTTTTGTACATAAATATCTTGATAGGCGCCCATAGTGTAGTCCTTTGTAGTAGAAACTGGTATCACATAGCAAAGGCGGGAGGACTCGCTTAGTGAACACTACATGATACCAGTGTTAAGGTTAGTTCCTCCTAGTAGCCAATAAAGAAAACATAGATGTATTTCGTATCCGCCGGGTGCGCACCAAATGTAACAGTGGCTCCGGACCAGCTCAACAGTTCACTGGTCTCTGTATCGTCCAAGCGTTGAAACCATGCCCCTTCAATAGCCGCAACAGGAGCAGTCCAGGTAGTAGTTGAGCCGTCTCCGTATATCTTGTAGCACCCGAAGATCTTGTCTCCTACTACAGTGAGAAATTGTTTAGTTGCTGTAATAGCCATCTTGAATACCTCCTTTCATTATGGCGTGATACGAAGCCAAGCAAGTCGGTATTCCGTGTTAGCACCAACAACCATATTAAAACCTACGATGTTAGACGTGTAAACAGATAGTGTAGTTACTGAACCATCCGTAGTGTGGGGAACCATAATTGAACCAGCCGCATCTGTACTGGTTTGCAAAAGCGCACACGGTCCCCAGGTTTGGCACCAGAAATAGTAATTCGCCGTGACTGGAATTGGGGCCACACCTACGATATGGTTAGTAATCGTGGCCGACAAATCCAGATCATAATACGGAGAGTGCATCAGCGTAACTTCACTGGATGTCGTCAGCGCAGTTACAATCGGATCGTACAGCGTAACGTCGGTTGAGGTTGACGTACTAGCATTAGCCTTTGAGGATTTAATCTTGTAGGTCAAGCCCTCACCAGCCCCATCATTGACACTAAGGTAACCTTCTGCCAAATAAAGCTGTGCAGCAGCTGTGGTGATATTAGTCACCTCATACGCGCCAGCAGCGGCAGCTGTACCACAGGCTTTGTTGACTTCTGGGGTAAGTGCCGCGTTTTCCAGTAGCTTACCAGCTGCCAACGCAGTCCCACCAGCATAGGCATAATAGAAAACACGATCTCCTACCTGAACCCGTGTCCCGATTTTGGCTTGTGCGCTTGCACTTTCCTCGTAAATTCCCTGGTTGGGTTTGAGTCTGCCAAATCCAACAGGTGCCTCTTTAAACATGTTTGCACTTGCAGTCATTTCATGACTCCTTTCGCTTTAGGCTAGCTCAAGGGACTGGTTTGCAGCCAGTCCCAGGAGGATAGGTTAGGATACGTTAGAAATATAACCCTGCCAACGTGGGGCACTGCAACACAGAGCACCAGCCCACAAGAGTTGACGCACCCATGCGTCTTGATCGAGCGGGACTTTCTTGTCGGTCCAGTACATGTTGCGCTTCTTGTGCACGACCATTTTCCAGAAATTCGTATTAAGGACATAAATGTAACCGGAGTTACAATATGAGTCCACTACGATTGTTGCATTGTTGAACTTAATTCCCGAGAATCCGATATTAGCCAAGCCGGGTGTATTGTCCAGGTTTCCACGTTGTTGGGGCTGAACCCTCAACCAAATCTTATCATAAATGTCTTGTGTGGTAATAATAAGATCCGGCTGAACAGCACCGTCACAGCAGTCTCCGTAAATACCTTGGAGCATATCCATGTCGAAGGCACCGCCAGTGGTGTTAACATTACCTCGCCACCAAGAATAGGTGGTCTTGCTAATCTCACCATAAGTACCCGATGTAGCGATCGCGGACGTAAGTGGAATAACAGCCTTGTCACCTTGGGATGAGTACAAAGCCTGGCTAAACGCGCGGCTAAAGGTCTTACCAGCGTTTTCCATCTTGGTCTCAACAATAGACAGAATCTTCTCGTCACCTTCGATCTTGAGTTCTGTCGTGCCATCGAGAGTCACGTCCACATACATCTGCTTCCAGTCAAACTTGGCTAGAGTGGTAGTTTCAACGGACGAAATATCAAACGTGTCAAGTCCGGTATACCATCCGTTCGGCAAGTCGCCGTACAGCACCGGGATGTCGATCTTTTGGCCGGAGTCAAACACGACTTTGCTCTTTGACATCAACTGGGCCATAAGTGGGGTGCTGTGGTAGAACTGATCCTGTAAAACAGGGATATATTTTTCTCTGACATGTGCGTCGAGTTCATTATAAGTAAGTGCCATTGTACTAACTCCTGTGAATTAAAGTCCTTGTGCTGCACGCTCTTTTAGGATTTGTTCGCTGGCTTCGGCAAAAGACTTAGGAGCTGCTTGGTTGGAGCGCAGGATAACTTGCTTTCCCGGGCCTTGGATGCCACGAGTACGCCATTCCTTTTCCTTCTCGACTAGGCGTTTGCTCACTTCAGACTCTATAAAATCATCCTGATGGAGGTCTTTGTAGGCTTTCTCCAAATCAGGCTGTCCAGTCTTTAGGGCATATTCAAGCAGTTCTTTTTTGTTTAAGTCTTTATACTTCATGCCAAGCTCTCCGAGCTGTGCTTGGTAGTTAAACATTCGACTTGTACGATCTGTTGTATCGTGCAACGCGGCCCGAAGACCTGTTATTTCGTCTTTCAATGAAGCTATGTGTTTGTCGTAAGTTGATTGCAAGTCAGTGACGACACGCTTTATATTCTCTGCTTCGGGTTCGTCCATGTAGCTAAATTGTGGGTCAGTTGACTTAGCGTTCTTGTTTACTGATTGCTCATCTCGGGAGTCTTCTGACTGCTCTGAAAGCGTCTTGTACCAGTCACGCCACTGTTGCAATTCTTGTTCCACGGCTCCATATGTCTTTAGTTGATCCTTCCATTGTTGCTCGCGCTCATCATATTCTTTGCGCCGGGAGGATAGGTCTTGGGTCTTACGCGTATAATCTGCCTGCATGGATTTGTAGATTTTTTTCAAATCCTCAGGTAGGGATTCAGGGTTTAGTTGTGTAAAAGACTCCTCTTCGAGGGTGGTCTTTGTGGTGTCTTCTGCCATGGTGTGTTCTCCTGTTGTTCTTGGCTAAGGGTTGCTCTCTAGGAGAGTCAAGCCAGAATCCAGAACTTGGTTATGGGTTAATACCTGATTGACATATCTGAGCCAACTGGTGGCCCGGACATTGGTCCTGTGGGTGCTCCACTTAGTGCGTTAGAGCGAGCGCGGGTTTCACCCATCTGGGCCTGCTTTAGTGCTAGTTTACCTTCTTCTCCATAGCCGTAGTGTTGAGCTAGTTGTAGAAAAGTGTCTTGCAGGAATTTGTCTACAATCGGACGAGTAGACGGATCAGCCATCGCACCTTGACGTATTAGCTTCATTCCTTCGATAAACATCTGCACCGCTTTTTGCTCGGCCGGAGTGTCGATGCCCGGGCCTCCAGTGTCGGCTTCCGGAGCACCGGATGAGTCCTGCTCTGGCATAGCTGACAAGCTAGATAAAGCATCTGTCTGTTGTGCTATATCATCGAATGGCATTATGCGTACCTCCTTTCTTTTAAAGTGTTCATTTATTGAATAGTTTTAGAGTTGGTTAAATCTAAAACCTCCAGCTGTGGATAGCGCACCTTGTCGTCTATTCTGCGCTGAGGGAGAGGTGCGGTAGTAAGCTCTCGGGTCTTCGTATGTTGAGCGCAGTGCTGATAAGGCAGCAGCTTGCCGTGCGCCTTCACCTATTCGAGCAGCGTTGTAGCGAGTGTCTAGTGCTACGTGTCGGGCGTTTTTGGCTGCACTTTCTTCTGGTGTCAACTCACGCAGCTCTGGCCCAATGTCGTCGGAGGCTTTGGTCGACGGTGTAATCTCTGCATCCGAATAACCACCAATACCTGAATTTAGTAAGCTAGACCCTATAGAAGCTATACCAGACGCGCCGGATAAAATTTCTTTACTTGTTAGACCAGCCATTAAACTAGGAGCTTGTGCTGTGAATGGTGAGTTTATAGAAGTAGCTCCTAAGATTTCACTAGCTGGTGTGACCATGGACTCAGCAGCCGGAGCTGCAGCACCCACAGATGCCTCACCTGCGCCAAGTGCAGACGGGGCAGCACCTAAACCAGCAGCCGAAGCACCCCAGCCACTAAGAGCACCAGCACCAGCACCTATAGCAGCACCTTTCCATATACTACCGCCGCGCATGCCACTAACTACACCACCAACACCAGCACCTATCATGGCGCCGACGATTATTACAGGAGCCATCAATGAACCTCCTTTGAAAATACACCATATACATAGGACAAACCAAACAACCTACCAAACGCGACAGGATTGTGAGCAGAGGTAGCGTAGTATATACGTACACCAAGAGAAAGGCACCATGAATTGAATGACTCTAGAAAGTCTTTAGCATAGACAGGAAGGTAGAGAGCAATAATAGTTAGCACATCTCTATCCACTCCATATATCATAAACCCGGCATAAGAGTCATCGACTAAACCGATAATAGCCTGGTAGGTGTTGTCTAGTACGCGTGCCAAGACAACTCTAGGCTCGATTCCTATCATGGGGACTTTTTGCAAGTCTGTCCACAGCTCCATAATAGATTCTGGTGTGGTTAGTGGTTTAATCTCTACCTTAGGCATGACTAAAACCTTCCTTGTGGGCTAGCTCCAGCCTGGTGTGGGAATCTAGACACTACACCTCCAGGCTGTGCCGCTGTTTCGGCTGTCTGTTCTACCTCGCGTTTAGACTGCATGCGCTTTAGGACTTCGTTTCTATGTGGATATTCCAGATCATCCAATAGAGCTTGATCGTCTATGGCTTTTAGTTCATACAAACGCATAGACTCTATCCGACGTTGTGATTGTGCGAGACCAAGACTAGACCAAGGCTCGATGCTGAAGGCTATATCTGTCCATGCTTCAGCCTTTCTCTTTGAGATAGGCTTTAATAGCTCACTCACGATAGACTCGATTGTCTTTGGGTCTATGTCTTTGGTCTCGCGTAAGACTTCAAAGATTTTGTCTGGTCGATAATACTGAAAAATCCGTGATATTAGCTTTCGGCCGACTCGTTCATGCACGGCCTCTAATGATCGTGCGCGTAGTCGTATCAATGCTTGTGCCATCATTTGTAATGATTCTATTCCTACACCACTTGCTACCTGCCCCGAGGTGATGCCACGAACTACATCAACCATGCCAGTGATTTTTTCACTTGATATTTCCAGCTTTCCAAGGGTGTCGAGTACGTATGTTGGTAATGGGACACCCGGCTCTCGTCTAAGCTCACGGCCCGGGCGCTTTTTGACATACGAACCAGGTGCATTGTTCAATCGTATCCATTCTTCTTTTGTAAGCGCATCTTGGTCCCCGATCCAGATGGCATTAGACATTAAGGCTATGTTTTCTAGCACAGTTGCTATAATCTTGTTCATTAGTTCTTGTGGGTTTTTCAACAGCTCGACATCACCCCAAGACCAAGCTGAGTCAAAATCTGTGTGCCAACCAAACAAATCAATAGGGAAGTCGCCGTCGTTATATGGATTAGGCCCGTCGTCGGCTATAATCTCGCCTACCATGACAACCTTTCTAGATGCGTTGTCAAAGCGATAAGCACCGGATGAGTTCTTAGACCTATCTCTAAGCCAAAATTCCCGTACATATACACGAGGTATCTCGGATATGGCAATTTTGTCTTCTCGTGGCTTAAATACTCGGTTTTTGATACTAGCAAAAAAGCCATTATCTCGTTGGTTTATGTAACGGTTTAGTCCTGCGCTTGGAGTATACATATCCGCACGTTTGGGGAATATGTCTTTGGCTTTTTCTAATGACCAAACGTCTTCTACTATAACATATTCTCCCTCTGCCAGTAGGTAGGACTTACGTACTAAAGGATCAAAATACAATGCACGCGGATCATAACTTACGACACTTATATCACCTGTCTTGACATTTGCGTCCGGGTTGTACAATGTGGCCAAACTACCTAGACCCAGTACTTGAGCGTTTTCTACTAACTCGGCCCGGGCTTGTGAATAATTGCTTGACTCGAAAATAAGTGATAACATAGTATTTAATATATCCGCTGTGTCTTGTGCTTCGTCGCTACGCGCACGGACTTTCGGAATAGGCCTAGCATCGGTTAGTAATGCGGTTTTACGTTCTATGTTCTCGATCATAAAGTTGACTACCGCAGATATTTTATACGAGGGGCGACGTTCTGGCCATTGACGTCCACGGAGAAAGTCCATATACTGTCGCCAATTTAGTGAGTATTTTTCTTTATCTTGCGCAGCCTCGTTGTAGATGTTTAGTAGCTTAGACTTAAACTGCGTCTCCGCAGCGAGTTCAGCCTCGTGGGTGATTATTTGCAGCTTCTCAAAGTCTTCTATTTGGGACTGTGTTGGGTCAGCAGGCTTTTTTGGCATTGTTAGGTAGTCCTTATAAAGGGTTCATGTAGAAACCTTTGAGATATAGTACAGTTACTAATGAATATGAATAGGGGTCTGACGCCGAGGCTATCCAGTCAGCAATTTGGGAATCGTTTGTGTGTACGTCTATTGTTTGATAGCCGTCTACTAATATAGCCACACAGGAAGTGAAATAACTAGCCCCGCCAGATGGGCGAAAGTGATACTGTACATCAGCTACATGCGGCTTTATGACCATGGTGCACATAGTTGAGAACACAGGCAACCAAGCAGAAAGATCTAGTGCGGTGTCGATTACTGGCGCCAGTGTATTATATATGATGGTAGACCCTGCGGTGTTAAATGCGTAGTAGTTAGAGCCTGTGATACGAAAGCCGATGATATGACTAGAGCCATCTGTCCGTACAACACCTATACATCTATCTAGACCTTTATACCAACCACATTTAGTACTAGACCATGAAGGCGCAGTGGTGTCATTGCGGAACTCTGATGCAGTTAATTTGGTTGTACCTGCGATAACTACTGCTGAATCGTCTATATATAGATAATGCAGCTCGTTGGCACCTAGATTGTCTGATGCGGCATTAGACCCGCCGGAGCCTAAGGTAAAGGTTATCTGGGTTTCTGTATAGACATTTTGTGTAGTAGTGCCTCTGTGCTCAAACATCCCAGCTGATATGGTGATTGCGGTGGTAGTTGAATACGCAGGCATAAAGCCTACGGCATAGCCACGGAATTCTAACTGTGTAGCTACATCAACCTGTTGTGTAGCTACATCAACCGCAAGCTCCCCAAGAGCATCTTCGACATTGGTAGAGCTAAAGTTACCAGCAGAGTCTTCTATGCCAATCATGCTTGCGCCATATGAAGTGGCAGTGCTTACTAAATCACTAACACCAGCCAATGGTTGAGAGGTGAGAGGGAATGTATAGGTGCGTGTAGCTTCTAATCCGGCAGAGCTTAGTATAACGCCATTTCCACCTGTCCGAATAGTAAAGGTAGTAGCTGTAGTGCCTGTGTCGGTGTTTTGCACGTGTAGGTGAGTGTCTACTACACCACCAAGTGTATTCGCTGGTAGGGATTTAGAGTCTATATAATGGATAGTAGTAGTCCCGCCGGTATGGGTCTGTCTGGTGAAGGTAGTATCACTATCGCCAAAGTTTACGTCTTCTTCACCTATCAAGCCTTTGATTATTTGTAATACCGTCATCGCTTGGATTCCTCGTGTTTGCGGATTAGGTCTACAGCTTCGTCTACAGTGCTAGCACCCAACTCACGAGCCCATTCCAACTCGTCGGGAGTGAGCCCGGTTGGGTGGCCCGGGTCATTAGCCGGGAGTTGCTGGCCTAGGTCAGTAGGGTCTATGCTAGTGTGTATTGGGTGCTGTATACGTGCTGGATCAGTCAGCCAGAGCAGCAGTCTGTGACCAAGCCATATTAGCACTACTAGCAATACTAGCTGCACGAGACATATCAGGTATAGGATCATTTTTTAAGGTCTCTTTGTCATTACGTGGAATTAACTTCTCAACTGCGGCCAGTCCACATATATTGGAGCAATATGGTTGGTTTATGTGCCTCGGCACGAAGGCTTCACCACAGTGTTTGCACTTGAGAGTCTTGGTTTTCATCCCATCACGCCATGCTGGGTCGATGCGGAATTCACTCAGCCGGCCTTCCAAATGTACAGCAAGCAAGATACCCGCTGTATATTGCCACAAAGGCATTTGGTATTGCTTGGCAAGGGAGTGCACCAATTGCCCGGCATGATCGGGGAGTTGAGTCAATAGATCCGCTGCTGCTTGGTTGAGTTTTGTCTCAGCCAATGTGAGTTGTATATCTGTTAGTTTGTTTGTCTGTATATCTGATTTGTCTGTCTTGTCTTGCTTAGCCATATATGTGTCCTCCGGTGGTTATGGTTATGTTTTGTACAACTAGTATACAACCTCTGCTGTATCTGGTAATTGAGATGCTGGCGCATTGTAGTTACGTTCAAATGGTGTTAATTGCTTTCGGTGCTCTACCAATCTGGCCTCTTCCTCCCCCGCTAAGTTACGATAGCGTGCATTTGCGGCGTCTAGTGAGGCTCGTGCCCTTTTCAAAGTGTCTCTATACTTACGCGCGGCTTTTTCTATGTCGTCTGCCGTTACGTTAGCGTCAAAAAGCAAGTCCTCTACATCTGTAGAAAACGGAGGTAGTGCACTATCCCTAATCGTATCGCGTATCATGTCGTGTATTGGAGTATTTGTATTCTTGGCCTTACGTTTTAAAGCAGCCGCAACAGTTGCTTGTTCAGCAAAATCCGCCAGCCTGTCTATATCTTCGGGTAGCCAACTAGTAAACTGTGAGGGTGCACCCCCCATGGGAAATCCCTCTATAGTTTGTATGCCGTGCTGAACTTCATGTAATAAAACAGAAAGCATAGAGTCATGAGTGGCATCCGCACCCAGGGCTACACTTCTCGCCATATGATTAAATGCGCCACCCCCACCACCTGTTAATCTTACTTTATAATTAGCCATCTCTGGATATGCGTCGTATAACATAGGATGATCTAGGACGTCTTTAAGTGTCCATTTGCCTTCTTGTGCTCGCTTACCTAAGAGTAGAAGACGTAAGTCAGATATTTCAGTATCTGTTAGTTTAGGTAGTAGTTTATAAGGGTTATCAAGAAAGTCTGGCTTTTTCATATCTTGTGGTGCGTACTGTTCATACAACGAATATAATTTCTTAACGTATTTATCATGCATATCTACCCCTGCTTGAAGCTCTCCTATTATGTATTTGGCGTTTGGAGTTAGTACTGCCTCATTGTCCGGAATTTCGTACCTCCAAGCCGGGTCGAACTTTCCACGGAACCATTGTGTTTGTTGTCGTATTTGCTCATTATCTAAAGGGGGTGTGTTATTTTCTAGCTTTTTAGCTTTAGCCCACATACCCCTATTCATCGTTGCTGAGCGCTTACCAGCAAACAACGCACCTACACGAGCGCCTGGTATGCCATAGTCTAGGATATAGTTCTTTATGTCGTCTTCGGATCTTGTAGATTTTGGGGGCATTTTAACTCCCAAAGAACGTAATACCGATCCGGCAGGAGCGTCTTTCATTAGTTCTTTTGCCCCGGTTGCTAAGGCTGCAAGTGCATCTACCCAAGACTTCCACGTATGAGGGCCAACCTTGGCTAATTCCACAGCATATTTGTATGACGGACTGTCTTCTAGTCTAGGCATCTTATAGTCTCAATAATTCATCCAATTGGGCGCATAATCACCATGCCGGCCGTAAGCAAGTATAAAGTCAAAATCTGGATCAATAAACAACCGCTTGCGGTCTTGCTCTAGTGAGATTGGTGCAGCCTGCGTTTGAAAATCCGGACTATCCAACGGCTCAGCGTCTATCGACTGGTGCATTACAAATAACCCTATCATAGCAGCCATGACGCGGTCGTCATAACCACTACCACTAGCTTGTGCGCCACCAGTTTCGTCTCTCACGAATGTCATACATTCTTGCACTAGGTCTGACGAATGCACAAGAATAGTCATATCCGCGATACAATGTGTGGCAAAGGATATCAGGAGTTTTTTTGTGCGCTGGGTTGTTTCCCAGCCGATCTTGTTTTGCAGTTGATTCTTATACCTGTCGAAGTGTTCTTGTTGGTATATATTCCAATAGTGTCGCTGGAGTTCTTGCTGTGTGGCTAGGCCATGGGCGTTGATCTCCACCGCCACGAGAGCTTCATTATACATCTTGGCTATTGGGGTGATTATGTGCGCGAAGTTGTATGGATCTATATGTCCGTGCCATTCTAGCACTTGCTCGGCATGATAGGGCGAGGGGAGTTTGCGCCACACTTCAATACACGAATAATCCCCTCCTTGACCGCCGTCAGCCACGTCAGCGCCGAGTGTGTAGATTTGGCCAGGCTCAGGTACTCGCCAAATCTTCAGTGGTCCGTGCTCATTTGCTGTGAGCCGTGAGTCCACTATATCTCCCCTGAACGTAGGAGCCTTGCACTTCAAAGCAATCATCCGCAGCTTTGAGCGGTCAAAGATTGGGACTCCCGAGACCAAGAATGCTTCTTCTGGTGTGCTCGGGTATTCCTGCCTGAATAGCTCAACATCTCCACGGAGGTCGGCTATGGTAAGCCGCCGCCAGTAGAGCTGTTCTAGACTTAGCTTAAACTCCTGCCTGAGTTCCTTTTCTTCGTCATTTAAGTGGGATGCAAATTCATCCCGCTGGGTTTGGGAGTTGAACTCGCGCGAGTAGGAAGCTAGGTCAAACCAAGGCAGGAAAAACGGAAGGAAATTTGATTCGTGGTTCTTGGCCATTAACCATTCTTGGTGGAAAAAATTACCTACACCTTTTGCAGTGGATTCGTAGATGACTAGAGAGGTGTCGTTTTTGGGTACGGTAGGCAATAATGCAGGTATGACGTCTTCTGGGAAGGTCCACGAGGCTAGTTCACTAGCGTGTAGGTTATGAATGGTGGTGCCACGAGCCACGGATTTCTTTCCGGCCGTGTAGACTTCGAGACTTGAGCGCAAGCCTGGATTGGTGTAACGAGTCTTTGGATCTGGGTTTTCAAACACAAGCTCGCGTTTACTTGAGTAGCGTGTCATCGGGCGCATTGGGGCAGGTAGGCAATCGTAATACAAGCGACACATACCGAATATACTAGCCCCAGATTCTTTCTCGTGTGCGATAACAACATTCTTGGAGTTTTCTGTTAGGTGCGCGGCATGAAACAACCTGGCCTCGGAGTATGTTGATATACCTTCTTGCCTGGCTTTGAGGGCGATAATGCGTAACAACTGCCCGTTTTGTCTTAGGGATTCTAACGAACGGTGGAATCTTACCTGTGGCTCCCACAGAACAAACGACCGTAAGATAGAGTCTTTGTCTTTTATCTTTAGTACTTTTGCCGCATAATACGGAAAATCATCCACACATCGGCGCAGGTCTATAGATTTTGGACGTCCAGCAGAAGCCACTATGGTCTAGTCTCCCTATGTGTTCATTTATTGATGCGTTTGCGTGCTTCCGCGGCTGTCTTGTGGCGCTGTCGCCACATTCCATAACACTGCCCGGCGGCCTGTTTGCTTGTCTTGTTTTCGTGCTTGACAAGATAACTAATGCACCTACTAATAAACTCTTCCTGGTGTTCGCCCTTATGCGGAGGTGCTGGCATATTGTTGTGTCTCCATTTGGCTGTTGTCACCTTCGTTGCTAGCCGCTTGTGCTATGTTGATTAGATCCGCCTGTAAGTCTTTTACATAGTCATCAAATCCGGAGTCGTCTAAGTCAGACGCACTCTTATCCTGCCCCATGGATTTGCGTGTTACACGAAGCATTTGCTCAAACACTAGTTCCTCGCCCTGTGCGTTTTTGCCGTTTCCACCAATCACACCCTCTGCCTGGGCTAGTTTTTCCAATACACTCAACCCCGCCTGCAAACGGATGTTGTGTGGTGTAAGAGGACTAGTAGCCAAGTGTGTAATCTCCTTAGCAACCTCTTCGGCTTTATCCGCGAAAACTTCGATGGCTTTGGTATACTTATCCGCCTCTTTTTTGCGGTAGTCTTCAATCGCCCGCACAAACAACGGATTCGCCTTTAGGACAGATAATCGAGAGGGAGAGATTTGGATTTCTTTCATTATATCTCTGTTAGGCTGCCCTTGTGCGATACGTTTTGCAAGTTCTAGATGCCATGGACTTAAACGCATGATGTCCTCCGTGACTAAAACGCCGGGAATATACCCAGTGCTGCCGGGATGATAGCATAAGAAGAGACCGGAGTCAAGATGTTTATGCTAGCGGGGATTAAAGATTACATGAATTATAGTGAGATTTCATGAATTATCACTAAAATTAGTGAATTGCCCGGCGAGCTGAAATCGCCCACAAGCCCTCCTTATATAATAGCTATGCCCGGGCCAAGGCCCAGCCATTCCCCAGCTATGCCCGGGCCAAGCCCGGGCCATGCCCTGATATGGCCTTTCAAGCTGCCTGCCTTCAGAAGCCTTATAGCTAAGCCACAGCCCTATAGGCTAAATCCAAACGTGGCATGATCTTCCGGCCTGTCAGCCATATATCATTTTTGATATATCTAATAACCAAAAAATTCTACAAACTTTACTCGAAAAATTCTACAAATTTTACTCGAAAAATTCTACTCGAAAAAAATTTTACTCAAAAAATTTTACTCAAAAAAATTTTACTCAAAAAATTCTACTCGAACAAATTTACTCAAAAAATTTTACTCGAAAAAAAGTCTACGCAAAAAAATCTATGCAAAAAATTCTACTCAAAAAATTTTACTCGAACCTCTGTTCCCCCCGGCGGGCGGGCGGCGTGCGGAGTCGGGGGTTCGGGCCAGGGGGAGAGGATTAGCAGCTTAGAGTGGGCAGGCGAAGGACAAAAAAATAGGGCAGGGTTAAAAACCCTGCCCTATGCTGGGAGGTTCGATGATTAAAAACTGATACCCAACTCCTCTAATTTCTTCTGAATATCCGTGGTCAACTCCTCGACCATGGACTTCCGCATCTTGTCTTGGAAGCGAGTCTTACGCTCATTTAAGTAGACTTTAAACGCGGTGGCCTCTCCGTCCATTTCGATGGCCTCCGCAAAGTCTTCGGGTTCCTGGTAATCGTACATAGCAGACTTCGCGATTACTCCCACTTTAGCTGTTACACTCACTCTGATCGTTTTCATCTTGCGTCTCCCTTTCCAGTAATGATAATTCTGTTTCCGTGAATTCGAGTCCTGATGCATCGTCCATGAATAGATCTATCAGGTCTCTTTCCCAAATTGCCTCCTTTAAAAGCGCCCCCATTATTCCCCCTTTCCTTTAGATTTTCCGATTGCCTACTTTCATCTTATAGTAGTGCATCTATCATGCCAAATCTTGCTGACCAATGAATTTTTCCGTAAGCCATTGAATTCATTGAATAATTAGCCACCATACATTTTCGGCCTGAATGCCAAAAGTACAAAATATGATACCACTTTTGGCCTGCCATACATGCAAGATAGGGTAAGCTATCGAATATATGGGATTTTTCATGGGTACAATTTTTTGTACCACTAAATTGATTTTTGTACCCATTGAATTCATTTTTTGAATATTGGTTCACCAAATGAATTATCATTCAGTTTTTGAATCATACGTCGGATATTGAACCATACGTCGGATATTGAATCCAATGGCATGTTTTGAATCATGTGTCAGTTTTTGAATCATGTGTCAGTTTTTGAATCAAACGTCATGCACCGATAGTGTTCATTTATTGAACACTATAGATGACAGCCAGTCATGCAGTCATTTTTATCCACCCAATGTCCACAGACCACAGACACCTCCACACCCATGCAGCCAGGGCCGAGAGTACGAGGCACTAAACATGCGTGCAGACACCACAGACACAGGCACAATATGCACGACGAGAAAGTAGAAGTCAAAAAACGCCGCTAAATAGCTGAAATGATTAGGGAAATAAAAGCACATAAAACACACAAGCAAATATTTTATTCAAAATTCCCTGCTAATATCAATAGCTTACAATATATCCGGCCTGAAAATGCTACGTCCACAACGGTTGATAGACTGTGTCAGTGATGCAAAATGCAACAGCTCACTAAGTCATGAATTTTATTAGCTTTTCAGAAAAATGCTACCCTGAACCTGCTCCTAAATAGCTGAAATGATTAGGGAACCCAGAGCAGAGAAAACACACAAAGGATTATTTTTTCCAGAATTCCCGAATAAAATCAATAGATTAGCTCATATTGATCCGAAAAATGCTACGTTTACAGCGGTAGATACACTATAGGGCGTTTAAGATAATATTTTTTTTTTTTTTTTTTTTTTTTTTTTTTTTTTTTTTTTTTTTTTTTTTTTTTTTTATTATTT